ACCAGGATTTGAGGTGTCCCGTCCGAAGCCGTGCGCCAACCAGGATAGTGATCGTCCATGTAGTTCCGGTCACGCAATTCGAGTTCGTCATAGCTGGTTGCGCTATCATAGAACATGGCGCGTTCCAACCCGTCAGGCAGGCACATCTTGGGCAACGCATACCCCATGATGCCAGCTCGCATTGGAATCATCGACCATCCGCGCAGGCACCTTGTTTTTGCGGCGAAGTCACGTTGTGCATCATCCAGTGCGTCAAGGCAAATGGCCTGCGAGTAACGAACATAGCCAGTCTCACCCAAGCGCCATAGAACCCGGTTCAGTAATTGGGAGATGGTCTTGCCAGAAAACAAGCCGGCGAACCCAGTTTGAAAATCGGTAGCCATTAACTGTTACTCCTGTGGCCCACTACCCTCGTCACCCCACTCATCGTCGTCAATGCACTCTTCGCAGAGGTCGTCAACCAATTCGTCCTTGGGATAAGCCCAACCACAACGCCTGCATGTCCAGGTCGATGTAATCGCGCCTCCATCCGTTGTATGCGTTTCACGAGGCATCAGATTCAATCCCGTACAGAGTGCAGAGTTGGTCGGTGATGGTCATCAACTCATGGATGAGTTGTTTCTTGGATTGCCGTTGTTTCTTGAGTGAAGCAAGGCTAATTGCAAGAAGTGGAAAGTGCTCACTGGGAACTGAAAATCCTTCCCTCTCAAACTCGCTGGCTACTACAAGACTGAGTGAATTGGTGTCTTGATCAAAGTGCGCGTTTACGATACAAAGTTCGTCGTCAAGATGAAGTATCTTGGCTAAATCGCTCACCTGAATCTTGACCTTTGTTAGATACTGCTGCATTGAATCCCTCCCCTCAACAGCTTCCCCTGCGGTATATCGTAGCCGTAAAGCAACCCGTCCCGCGTCTTCATGATGGTTGACAGAACACCATGGACCCTGACCTTGCACCACATCCCCGAGGCAACCCCGCACCAGAAATCAACCCCAGGTTTCTGGTAGGCGTACTCACCACTCTGAACATTGCACATATTGACACCGTACAGGTTCAACTCGTCACAACCCCGAAAGAGCGCAAGGGCTATGGCGTAATCCACCGTATTGCTGAAATAGTCCGTCTGAAAGCGGTCAATGACCTGTTGCAATGGATAGTTGCCAAGGTGAATGCGCGGGATAGCAGCCGCCTCGCAGAGCAACCGGACTTTCTCTGCTTCAAGTCGTTCATGCTCACCCCACCGGCCGTCTTCGTAAACGTTCATGTCAATAACCAAAGAAACCGGACGGCGAAGTATGAGCTGAGTGATCCCCCAGGTTTCACACCCGTTGCGAGGAGCTTCTTCCCATCCTGCCCCCTTGCCGATGATCGCAATGGGTTTGCTCATCGCTTGGTGTTCCAGAAAAACATTCCAGTATCCCGAACAAAGTCACGTTCCATGGTACTTACCCGACGGATAAACGTGGTAGCGGCAGTATCAAACCAAAAACCACGATCATGGAATACCTGCTTCCAGTATCGTATTGGCTGGCAGTTGGAATGCCATGGCCCCGGTTTAGGGTTCGCCGTGCAGAACACATAGCGGCACTTCTCGAGGACACTGAACACATTATCCAAAAAGCACTCATCGACATGCTCAAGAAACTCGACCGACCAGGCAAGGTCTGCCAGCTCCACGACAAGCGGCCCGTGATCGAAATTGTGAAGAACGTCAGGATGAACGGTAGGATCTCCGTCAACACCGTAAGCCTGCAACCCGGCTTTCCTGGCAAGATAGATCATCATCCCAGGTCCACACCCAACATCTATCATGGACTCAATGCCGAAGGTGCTGACTAAATAATTCAGCACCCCGGCATCAAGATTGGTCATGTTGCAGTGACCGCCGATCAAACTCATGGTCGAAACTAGGTTGTCGAGTCGGCAGCCGGGAGCATGATGCTGGAAAGATTGTCGCAGGTCAGGTAGTTGTTACACGCCCGCTTTACATTGTAGTCAATAACCTCGGCGCAGGTCGGGTAACTGGTGGCCGCCGCCGCTGAGATTAACGTGTTGTTGGTGATGTAGATTAGATCCGAATTTTCGTCGACGGTAAGAGTTGCCGCCTGGATGAAGTTTCGATCAATAACTCCCCTCCATAACGTTGTGGTTGAAGAGTTTACGATGATCCCAGCAGCAGCAGCATCCACCATATAGTTCCCGATGATTTCCAGTCCGCCCGCTTCGCCTGCACCGAGTGAAATGTAACTCGTGGCAAACGCTCCATCAAACTTGCACTTGTGAACCTTGAGGAAAGGGGTTGCAGTCGCCAGGATTCCACTGGTCGTTTTCGCATGAGCCCTGAAATGGCAACCCACGAAAGCCGGGCCGGAAGCCGCACTGGTAAGAGTGATCAAGGGCGATGCAGTGGCACCACTCGTGAACATGACGTTAAACCACCGACTTCCGTAGTCCGATGTGTTGACCGGAGCATGGTTCCCGTACAGCCCCGGCATCAAGTTGGCATCATACGATCCAACCCCGATCACATCGCATTTCGCCGGGAAAGCAACCAGATCCTCATCAAAATAGTCGCCACTGATGAAGATGGTGTTCCTCGCCGCCCACCCGCGTGAACTCGCTGCAATGTTTGCATTGCTTGCGGTAATCGCCGCCGCCACTGTCTTGAACGCATCGTCCCACGACAAACCAGAGTTGCCGTCCGAACCGTAGTTACCAGCCACAAAATACTGTTTGCCACTGATGTCAACACCCGGAGGATAAAGAGGGACACCAGCAACCCTGATTGCGTCAAAATCCGAAAAAGCCATTTTCGTTTACCCTTTCTGGGAAGGGAAGCGACCCCGCCCCCTGAGAAGTAAGGAAAAGGGAAGCGATGACCCCACCGCCTCCCGGTGCATTGGTGGTTGTGGTTACGGGATATTAAAGTAGAAGCTTCGAGGATCGCCGCACTCCACCGAAAACCTCATGTCAACCTTCGCCTTCACGTCGCCAGTCTCGAAATCGGCTTCCTTGGCGAACCGGGTCTTGCGGCGCCAGAAAAAGATCACATCGCGGAACGGTGCATCCAAGAGCAGACACCAGGCGTCTGTATCGGTCAGATAGGACCAGACATACAGCTCGAAGCGCCTCCCGCTCTGCACCATGGCGTTGATCGCACGGTTGGCGGTATCTGGCCGATCACTGGAGAACAGGATTTCCCTGGCCTGCTTTTCGAGTTGCGGAGGAACCAGCAAGGCTCGAACCTTGCACCGAATCCTCTTTTGCCGATGGTCGTACTGGTTCTCGGCGGCGATGACAGCAGACCAGAAGGATGTGTACGTCAGGTCGCTGGACGTGCCCTTGTTGCTGTAGGTGCTGCCATCCAGACGAGCATGAGAGGTTGACGCAAGCGCAGTGGCCGATGCTGCGTTCGTGGTGTGGTAAGTGGTTGCCGTAGCATAGTTGAAAAGTTTGGCAACTTCCAGTTCGGGGGTTTCAGCGGCCGAGCGACCGAGGTCGGTAAACAGATCCTTGATATCGCCACCAGCGTTACCGCCGTTCCCGAACTCATACAAGTTGTCGTCAATGGCCTCTTCCGTGATCCTGATACCCAACGCCTTGGTGGTGTGAACCCAGGACTTCGAGAGATTGCCCATCGGGGTGTCATAGGTGATCGGCTCACCTTCGGCCTTGTCTGCAAGATTACCGAGTGAGGAACGATAGATTTTTTCTTCCTTCTGCTTCGTGCTTGTACGGACTTCACAGATCTTGTCCCACATGCTGGGATGGGCCACGTAGGTATCGACCGCTAGCGCGAAGTAGCCGGGAAGATACTCTTTGTTGAAGGTACTCCTGGTGATCATTTCATTGCCTCCGAAAAGAAAAACCCGCCAGAAGCGGGTTTGTCCATGCTTGAATGGCTACCGACTACGCTATCGCTAGGTCGTCAGGCCGGTGGTTGAAGAGATGTGATAGTTGCAACGCACAATCCACTTGGGATTGGGACACAGGGTCGCGGAATAGACCTGATTCCCGATGATTGGCGCCAACTTCATTAACTTTACCGGATCGGTCGCGGTAGTGGCCACCTCGCTGGAATCAAGGGTGTAGGCACTGAGTCCGGTAGCAGGGTCGCCGGTTCCGCTTGTGAAGGTGAGGTTGGCGAACATATCGGTCTGCGCCAACTGACTGGACGAGGCATCCTCGGCAATGACGTATTCCTGGTCGGGATCGTCGGCAACAAGCACGTAGCACACAACAGCTTTCTCACTGTTGTCGTAGAAATTCATCGGGGCCATGTTCTCGTCAAAGAATGCCAACGCTGAGCCAACCATCTGGTTGCTATTGCTGGCGATGGTAACGTAGCCGCCGACATCGGCGGCAATCGGGTCACCTTTGAAGAGATCGTTACTTTCACTGGCACTAATAGGATACAGGGTCGCGTGCTTTACCGCGCCCCAAGGTTGAAGACCTCCATAAACGGCCATTTTTTGATCCTCCGAGATGAAAAAGCCGAAGTGCGAATCAAACGCATTCGGCCTTGTGTGATGATGTTCTTGATGATGAAACTACGAGTTGTTGTCTCTACTCTTCGGAATCACCTGAAAAAACTCGGTCGCCCATACTGAACTGTCGATTGTCGGTTTCCTGAGCGGTAACGATATCTCCCGCCCGAATCTTTCCACCATCGGTGCCGGTATATTCTAGGCCCTGAGCATTTGCAGGACCTTTTTTCTCGGTAGTCTCCGAAAGCTTCCAGATACGTGTTTGCCGCGCCATGTAAACATCATAACGCATGAGTGCGAGAACAAGGCCGGCCCGACGCACTAACCCATTCTCATCTCGAAGATGGTCCGGGATGTAGGGGGCATTGTTTCGCGTTGCCAGCACCCAGGGGAACCGCCCGGCCGTCTGCATGACAAAGCGGTCCTGGTCCTTTGGATCTAACCAGCGATAGCGGAACTCCTTCTTCTCTTCCCGCAACCGACATTCCATGGGAATCTCGAATGGGTCCTGCAAGAAGGAATAGTCGTCAAGCGTCTCGATGGCTGACATAGCTTTATCCCAATTGAACGAATCTGCCTGATTCGCCATGCGGATAAGATTTGATTCAGCATCGGTTACAACCGCTATGGGTCCTGTTGGCGCAACCGGGGGCGGTGCTGGATTGACTGTCGTGGTTTGATCGCTGGGATCTTGTTGCTGCGGTCTCGTTGAGGGGTATCGTGCCATAATGTGCTATCCTTTCTTTCCGAGAAACTGGGCATAAAGCTTCTGGGCAGCGGGTGACTTTAGTCCGATTTCCTGTGCTCGCTTGACCTGCTCGGCGGTGAGAGTCGCTATACCGCCGGTGCCAGCCTTCGCACCCTTCGGAAGTCCTCCCGTTTGACGAATGAAGTCCTGACGCTTCTCCTCGATCTGATCTTTCGAGGGTCGGTTGGAACTTTCGTTCGCTTGGATAGCTTGCTGAACCCCATGCTGAACCGCAGCCGGGAAAGTCGATGCAAGCGCGATCATCCCCTGAAGTTGCCTCGCATACGGATGCCCTTCCAGCATCCACCTACTTGCTGGAAAATCGGTATCCAATCGTTCATTGAACTCGTCGTCCCCCCACGCCCGGAAAATACCAGACAAATGCTTGTCGGCAAGCTCTATGGTCTGCTTCTGGTTTTCAAGATCCTGACTTGCCTTGGCAGCATCCTTGACCCCTCTTTCCATCATGTATTTGATAACGTTCAACATGACCTTGGGATCGCCTTCGTGCTCTTCCATGATCGCAAGGATCTGCTCGTCGGTAAGTGGGGGCTGCTGCTCATCTCCCTTTTTCTCGACATCATCATCCTTGCTCACCTCGAGCGTCTTGATGCGCTTCTGGAGGCCGTCAATAGTTTTCCTCATGTGCCGGATGAGCGGAGTGTCTTCTTGATCATCCTTCTTATCGACATCATTCTCGTCATCCAATTTTGGCGGAAGCTTTTGATCGGCCGTCCCCTCGGATTCCTCGTCAACCGTCACGGACTGCGGACCCATTGAATCCGTAACGTTGATGTAATCGCCTATCTCGAGGGAAACTTGGTCCAGAATGTCATCAACAGATGTCGACCACTGGCCTTTCTGATCTCCGTGGTCGTGAGGTTGATTCTGGCCCTCAGATTCAGAGGATTGATCACCCTGACCCTGGCTGCCTTGTGTTTGGTGCTCATCTTCCATAAAAAACCTTTCCAAACTAAAAAAGGGCCGCGGGATTGGTCGCCGCGACCCTGAAAACAAAAAAGGCAGGAGGAATTCTAAGAAACGCCCCTGCCTTGCCTTAGTGGTGAATGTTGTGTAGCCTAGTCGTCCGTTAAGATTTCATCCTCCTCCATACGGTCGACGTGCTTCCCTGTTTCCTGATTCAAAGCGCTTGCCGAAGCATTGTTCTTGGGGTACGCCATGTCTCCCAAACGCCGCAAGATAGTAACCGTCTGGTCGTATCGAGCAAACCTCTCGGCAATCTCAATGTGAGTCTTGGCGCCATTAAACTGCCGGAGCTTGAGCCTGGCTTCCGCCATTAGCGCCTTTTGGATTTGCTGTAGCATTCTGCTCCTGCTGTTGTGCTAGGGTCATCATCATTACCAATTGCTGCATGGCCTGCATCACGGCCTGCGGATTCTGCTGATAGATTGCAAGAATCTGGTTGATGTTCGGATCAATGTAGGAATCCGGGTCATGCTTGCCGTATGTACGGAGCATATCCATAACAAGAGCTGGCCTGCTTACAATCGGATCTTGGGATAGCTGACCATATAGGGTTTCTGCCTCGGATCTGTCAACGAATCTGTTTGCGGAATCCGTGGTGCCGGTCAGAACAAATTTTCTCTTCTGACGCATGAGTGATTTGCCTGGAAACCTTATTTTCCCTTCCTGCTCCCAGATGGTCTCGATGGGGCATTTCATGTAATACAGGTCATAGATGATCTCCAGCAGGTCACTGAACTCTTCTTGCAAAGTCTTGGAAAGGTAATTGTGTTTGATGTTGGCTTCCTGCACCTGCATCATGGTGGTTGTGGCAGTCTGAGCTCTATTGCCCTGGATTTCGGGTGCCCTCCCCACCTGCACGTCGCTGATGCTGGAAATTCGCTCCCACATGCTGATGAACATGTTGATGAACGGGACATACTGCATCGGATTGACGTTGAAACTCGGGAACTTAACCTGAGAAGCGTCGGCAACTGGAACACCAACTCCGGGCATCAATTCAATCGGTTTATCCAACCCGGAAGCCATCCCGTAGAAGTACCATGGGATCATGGTCACATAACTTGAATTGAGAATCAGATTGAACGTGCTGCTACCACCCTTCTGTATTTCCTTTAGCTTCGCCGCCATGCCAGTGCCGTAGGCCTTGCCGTAGGTCGGGAAAAGTCTCATGCGACGAATGATCTTACGGTTGCTGAAAAGAATGTCCCGCTGCAAACACAGGCGGATAAGCGTTCTGGAAGTCGTTGCAATCAGCGCAACGATCTTCTCCTTGCCTGGGTGTTTCCCATGCTCGCGCTCGTAATTCCGCTGAAAATCCCACGAAATATGTGCCTCAAGGCATGGAATGATTCGCTCGTTGACTACCTTGTTGTCTTCTGGCGTTAGAGTTCCTTCCGGCCATAGCTTTTCGTCAATGTTCTGATATCCGATCACCCCGTCCTGCTGCGCCTCTACCAGCTTTGTGTATGGAATATCCACCTCGCGCACAAAATCGGTGTTGTCCCAGTCCTCGCAAGAGTCGGGCAGATATACCGTCTCGAAATCAAGAAGCTCAACTGACACCCCCTCATGCACCGTGTCCTCGATATCCTGCATGAGCATGTTGCCCTGCTCGTCAACAGCTATCTCTTCCTGATCGGACATGGCGAGAGGTTCGTCCATGCTAATGATCGGTTGCCCCGTAACGGCGGAAATCGGCATTCCGGTGGCAGGGTCAAGCACAGGGACCGGCTTCCATACAAAATCCCGCCTGAGTTCCTTCTGTGACTCGTACTCTGGCATTACATAACAGGTGCCCTCGATCAACAGTCGTTGGGCCGTCGAACGAATTGGTTTCCTTAACTGAACTCCATGGATCAACTCGTTATTGAACCATGTGGACAAAACCATCAGGTCATCTTGTTCGCCAACATCCTTAAACCGGCAGATTTCGTCACCCTTGCCCTCGAGGGCCGCCACAATGCGCGGTTCGGCATTGTCGATTGCGATCATTGCCAGTGGGAGGTTGAGAGCGCTGGCATTCTTCCAGGGCCAACCCTTCGCCTTCTTGTCCTGCTCCTGCTCATAGTCCATTCGGGCCTGCTTGATCTCTTCCAACTTTTTGGCCCGGTATTCCGAGTTTTTGTACCTGGAATACATGTCAAGGATGTGTTCGACAAGATCACGCTCGAGCTGCTCGACTTCCGGGTCTTTAGACTCCGTTTGCTGCTCAACCTGAGTCTGCTGAATCTCATCAAACCCTATGGATTGCTGGTCGAGTGCCGGAAGCTGGCTAGGTGCTGGTTGCTGCGTCTGCAATATCATCCGTTGCCTCTTCCTGCTCACTAGCTCGGTCGTTGATAGCAATTGAACCAAGTTTCAGGGCGGCTTGCATGGCAAGCGCATGGCTGATCTGAATGTAAACAGCTTCCTCACCCTCAAGTACCACCTTATCTGTAACCTGCTCCGCCGGAAGAGGCAGACCATTGTAAAGGCGCTCAGATGAGGCAAGGCAATTGGCGAACTGCATCAAATACCAACGATCTTGTGGCAACATTAGACCTCCCGAACTATTTCAGAGCCGTTGAATATCTACGACCACGCCATTCAAACGTCCCAATTTTCTTCCCGGCTTTCCTGGTTTCTGCCAAAGCCGCCGCGAAGGCTGCCGCAAACTCGTTGGAATCGGAAGAACCCTTCTTGTAAACTGGATAGTCACCACCCTTTGTCTTGACGGATGATAACGGTTTCTGACTCTCCACCGAAGGACGCGACACTGGCGGGGTTCCTCCAGCGACATCAGCAGACTGAGGCATTCCGCGAAAAGCCCTAGGTCCCTCTTTGTCGAGGTCTGGGATCTGCTTCAGTGTTGTGCTTGACCGAGTTTCCATGGCGTTTGCCCTACCGCTTTCGGATTCATCATCACGCACTGGAATCTTGGTCCTGGGCGGCCCAATACCCTTGTTGGGATAGGCACTGGCGGATTCATCGGGAGACGGCATCTTCGTTCTCGTTGGCCCAATGCCCTTGTTGGGGTAAGAACTCTCTTCTTCTTCCTCCTCACCCAAATTCAACATCTTGGTCCACTCGTCAGTCTGGTCCTCATCGGGAAAGATTTTCTTTTTTGCCACTTGACCGATCCTTTTCTGAAGTTGTGTGAGACTGTTCCCACATGCCGTAACACTTCCCAAGACATGCCTTGAGGGCCTTGCCGGGCTCCTCACGCTTCAGTTGCCGCACACATCGACTGATGTAGTCGGAACGCTTCTCGTCTTTATGCGGATGCGGCATAGTCCCTACGCCCAATTGCTCGGCTTGTTGGCCCAGTTGCTAAAGCCGTGCTGTGCTTTGCGCCTTCCATTCATACTCCCACTCGTTCCACGTCTGCCCTGCGGGTCGGATGACTTAAACATCCTACTGGCCGCATACTGCAAACCTTCATGGGCATGACTGAAAGCATTCTTGGCATGATCCTCGGTAAAGATTCCGGTCTTACCGATCTCCTGATATTGAAAACCACCCGTAAAACCCTGAATCATGAAAGATGCCGTAGGGCACACCTGAACAAAAGGAACACCATTCACCAGCCGCTCAAGCTGCACGCGAACAATGTCGTCCCGCGACCGGCTCCCCACGTCTCCAGGCATAAGATTCACACCCATTGACGACAAGACCATGGCGCAAGTGCGCTCATCAACCTGCGAGCGCTGGAAGGCGGCTGGATCTCCGTAGTCAACGAACTTGAAGCCTTGGTAGGTAAGATTGGAATACTCGACAACCTCTTGCCCAAACGTTGTAATGCCGATGCCTTCCCGGTCGGTCGTGTGAAGACACGGGAAAATTAACCATCTAGGTGATGGCGTAAGCTGAGAAAAGGTGCAGGCCGGCGTTAAACCGAAATCCCACCCCCGAATAATCGGAACTCCACGAATCGGGTCAAGCTGTTGACTGGCAATGTGAAGCTCGGATGAAAATGTGGGGTAAACGGCCTTCCCGCGAAATACCGAGAAATCAATATCCATCTCGGATTTCCAATCCTTGCCCTTAATCCCACCAATATACCCCTTCAGGTACTCATCACGCCAGCGCTTGCCAGTCTCGGTTTCAGGATCTTTGCCGGGATCAGCGGTGTAGTGAATGCGTAGAACTCTGATGCTGTCCCCAGTCACCCACGTCGTTATGCCCTTGGGAGGGGTTCCAAAATCAGTATTGCTGGAGTCCACAGGTCTTCCCAAACCATGAGGGTTCTGCCGAACTCACCATTATGATCTTCCGGGCGGCCGCCTTTGCCGCCTTGTAGGCTCCTTCCGCCTGCTGCTGAAAAGCTGCCTCATCTCCAAACACAATCGACGGTGTATAGGATCTGATGATATCGTCGCCCTGCGGTATCCCCCAGATCTTCGAGCCGTTGCTGTATGAAATGATGCCATAACTTACGGCGACACCAGGATCTTTCATCCAGTCAGGCAAATGGTACTCCATAAAACTGATCCTTGCAGTGGTCCACGACTTGTTGAAAACCAGATTCGCTGCATCCTCCTCTTTTTTGCTCTGCACAAAGTTCAACTCATACGGATGAAACCGGGCGTCCCACCACAGGTAAGCGCATACAAGCCATGTCATCATAATCTGCCGACTTTTCGGCACAAATACAGGCTCGGAACTGCCGTGAATCACCGATAACACATAAGGCATATATGGCTTCTCTGGAAACGGCTTTACCTTGTTGCCACTGTGGTCATACGAATCAAAGGTCCTGCAGTACTTCTGATCGTTGAAAAGGAAATAGTGCGGGTCGGCGGCACAAAGCGCCATCTCAATCTCCCGAGCCTTCTCCGATTCCTGGAGTATCCGGCGGCGTTCCAAAGATTTCAACATATGCTCTTCGGATGGATTCCGGGTCATCCTTGTCCCAACTCGGGTCTTTTTTGTGGGTGACGCTTGCATCTACTCTAACCTTATCCTCCCACAACTTGAAATGCTTGCCCAACTTCTCGAGGGCTGAGTTTTTGTCCCAAATGCGTATCTTCTTGACGAGTTCCGGCTGAGCATTGCCGTCCTCGTCTTTTTTGTACTTCACAACCATCTCAACCGAAGAAATGGCCGCGGCAACATCGTCGTCTAACTCATGCAATGGCTTGAGATTGCCTTGCTCGTCGCATACTTTTCTGATGTCAGAAAACGCAACTCTGGCAATTTCACGCAAAGCATTGTCAGCCGTGATGCCGATTCGCCGCGACTGCTTCTGCTTTTCGTACTCGATTGCCATGTGAATCTTCGGTCTGTTTATGAGATAGATACCATTCCCAGCAGAATACCCCGCCCTGAGAGCGGCCTGCTTGTGGTTGCCGTCAACCATGTACTCGGAGACAAATCGGCTCTCGCGCGGATTGAGCTTCGGCTTGTTGAAATTGTACTGAGCCATCGCTAGACTGTAACCACTTCAAGCGTTCCACCAGCCGTCAGGGTGGCGAGCTTGAATCCGCAAAACGGCATGTTGGGCGCGGAATTTTCCCACACCTCGGTCCCGGCTGGAGCAGCAGTCAGCGATGTCGCCCCCCAGATTCTAGCACCAGCTCCATTCTGAACCAGCAACGTCTGACTGGCATCATTCGGATACCAGATCATCTTAGCTATATGAACAGGATTGCTGGAACTGATTGTTGCTGCCGTGTCCAATAACCATGTACGTCCAGTCGTTGAATTCGCCATAGTCTTACTTCCCCTTCTTTCCGGTTACGACAGGCCCCATGGCCTTCTTCGGTTTCTTGCCCTTCTTTTTATCTTTGCATTGTTGGCCCATTTCAACCTCGTCTGTTAGTCTCGCTGGCAGGGTGACGCCAAGAGGAGGGAAAACGCCACCCTGGAGAGTCCAGCGAGTAAGCGGTTATCCCTTCTTCAACGGCTGCTTCCAGTCAACGGGCACGTTGAGGTTGCCGTTGCTGCGGAAGTACATGACCAGCAGGCCAAGCAGGTAGCCCAGGCGGTCGATAATGCCTGGCGGGATCAGGCTCCCAAACAGGCCAGCAAAGACCGGATCTTGCAGTGCCGTGGTCAACAAGATCAGGATGCCAAGCCAGTTGATCTTTGAGGTCAGTGCGCCTTTGGACTCGATCATTTCTTCACCGCCTCGATCAGCAGCTCCAGCCGCTCGACCAGAGCGAGGAGCTCGCTCTTTTTCTCGAGCACGTCCACAAAGCCGGTCGCGTCGCGCACAAGCTCGACAGCGGCGCAGTAAGCGTCCACCCCGGCAACGATCTGGCCCAGAAGAGGCTCAA